GGTCTTCGTCGGCAGCCTGCTGCCAAGCTTCGTCGTACATCGCCTTCAGCATGGAAACACGGTCCATAGCACCGGGAAGCTTAAGCGACAGGTAGTATGCTAGCCCAGCTACCATACAGGGGAGAAAACGGAACGGGATATCCTGCGTCTCTAGGCCGTTCCCAGCGTCCTGAAGGCGGCGAAGGCGGTAATAGAAGAAGGTGTAGTAGTTGCTCTGATCGGGAGCGGGCCAGACATTGATCTGTGGTGACTTTACGCCAGTACCCGGATAGGTCGCGCCTGATTGCCGATTGATCCAGACCTGAATCGGACGCCCCTGAGCATTCTTATTTGGGATCGTGATATACGTATCGGCGCTGATACGGTTGATGTTGATATCGAGTTGGTTTGAAGTTGTGCCCGCATTCGTGCGGATAACGTGCTCCATAAGGTCAATCGTATCGACGGGGAGATTATAGGTAATCGTCCCCTGCACCATAGGGATCGAGCCTTGCTCGATGGTCCATAGGTTAATACCCCGGTTGGCCCACTCGATGGTGAGTAGGTTCAGGCTACGGCGAGCCGTCTTAAGGTCATATCCTGTACGAAGCTCAGCACCGCACCTCTCAAAAGCCTCTTCTACAAGGTTATTGAGGTCCAGATTGAACGAAGTGGTGCCGGTCGTGGTCATCTAAATCCCGCTGTCTTCTTGGCTATGCTCTTAGGCTGCTTGACGAACTGCTTGCCCGCCTTAGTGCCTTCACGCTTCGCCTTGGTTGTAGCAGCATATTCAGAGGATGTCAGCGCCTGCCGTGCTTTCTTTGGAAGGTAGCGTTCACCGGTTGCCTTCGCCCCTTGCGTAGACGGCTTACCCGACTTGGTACCCCAGTCTTCCTTGCCCCACTTGGATAGGGATTTTTGCGCTTCTGTCTTGGGGCCGCTGTAGCCGCCACCAGACTTCTTATATCGTTGGGTTGCAAGCTGTGCCTTACGAGCCGACCATTGCCCTGCGTCACCGCCCTTGGTCCCAGCTTTTACACTGGCAACAACGCGCTTCCACTTGCCTTCGTCAGTATGCCCAGCCACTTACTTATCCTTCTTGAAACCCTTCAGCATCTCAGCAAAACGCGCACGCTGACCGAGCTTGCCGGAAGCCTTAGCTGCCTTATCGAGCTTCTTAGCCGGGATCGTTTCACCCTTCTTAGTGCCAAGCTGCGCACGGAGCGCACCGGGCTTCTTAATGGCCTTAGAGATATCGAGCTTGCCGCCCTTAGCCATCTTGGACTTTTTCATGTCACCCATGCCTCGGCTCGGTCTCATTAGTAATTTCCTCTATATATTATGGGTGCAGGCCTGCCTGAACAGCAGTGAGAACTGCTGAACCGCTACCAGCCGTCTGCTGGAGACGAACGGCTGTGGGAATATACGCATAGTTACCCTGACGGCTTACAGTCTGCGTAACCATGTTCACATCGGGATGGCTAAACCAAGTCGGAGTAACCGTCGAGTCCAGCACGTTATCGAGCGTCTGTTGCACAGTCCACGTAGCCGAACCTGTAACGACTACCTGAAGTGATACTTCTGGCCTGCCATAATAGTCGAAGATAAGCGCAGTGGAGTTCTTCGTACCGCCAGACGCATCCGACGTTGTTGCGGTCATAGGTCGCATGTTACTTCATTCCTTTGCAGCGGGTCTTACCACGTTGAGCAATGCCATTGATGGAACCGCCCTTGGCCATCTTAACCATCTTGGCGCTAGTTTTACCTTTACGCTCCATACCTCCACCCTTGGCCATACCCATACTGCCCATCTGATCTGCAGTGGGCATCTGCTTGGTTACGCCACCAGAGGCGTACCTATTGAAGGGGTACTTCTTTTCCATAGCCTTCTTCTCGGCTTCCTCACGCGGGGTACGCTTGTTCTCTGCAGCCTTGGCATCGCGCGCAGCGGTGTCCCGCTTGGCCTTATTCAGATCGATCCTGATAGGATACTGAGTAGAGCCGCCGCCAGCGAATTTTTTCACCTTACCACCTTTAGCATAGGGGGTTACGCTATCGGGGTATTTTCTATAGAAATCAGCCTGTATCTTATCGTATGACGAAGCGTTAGGAGCCGCTCCAGCGGCTTCGATTTGCCTACGCTTTTTTTCTATAGCCTCGGCACGGGTGTCAGTTTTCGCAGTTTTTTGAGCGGGTGCGGAAGATTTCGCCGGATTACCATCGAAGATGGCTCTACCGAGGAGTGAGACTGGGTTACCATACTCTGCAAACGCCCTAAATGGGGCTGCAAGCGCGCGTCCTGCGCGTTCGCGAGACTCCGCAGACGAGTAAGTACGTTGTTTATTTCCCACTACCGTGATTGGTGGTCCAGTCGTTTCGGGCGGCTGTGGGGGGGTGTTCGCAGTAGGCTTAACGGCGCGCTTATCGGCGGGCTTATCGGCGGGCTTAACGGCGGGCTTAACGGCGGGCTTAACGGCGGGCTTAACGGCGCGCTTATCGGCGGGCTTATCACTAGCCATCTTGGTGGTGAAGGTAGTACCCGGTTTACCATCCCACGAGAAAGTCTTATCCCCACGCTCGTGCGCGGCGCGGAAAGCTTCTCTAAACGACATCTTCAGCTTGGGCGTAGCCCCAACGTCAATCTTGCCGGTATTTTTTAAGGCTTTCGCAGCTAGCACTGCCTGTTCGGTCCTATTGAAGAAGTGCTTCTTTTCATCAG